CGTTTCCAAAGCGTTTACATGGTTCGCATAGCCTGAAGGCATGGGGATTAAGGCTTGGGGTAGAGAAGGGTGCGTATGGCGAGACCACTGACTGGTCTTGTTGGACGCAGGAAATGCAGGATTACTGTGAACAGGACGTTACTGTCACCCATACACTTTGGCAGCACTTGCAGCCTGAGAAATGGTCTCAACAAGCCATCCGCTTTGAGCATGACATTGCAGAACTATGCAATCGCATTGGTCAAACTGGCTGGACTTTCGATACAGATAAAGCAGCCCGGCTGTACGCACAGCTTGCGCTGGAACAATCCACCATTGAAAAAGACTTACAAACGCTGTTTCCAGCATGGACACTTGAGGATGAGTTTATCCCAAAAGCCAATAACAAGACGCTGGGCTACATTAAGGGTGAACCCTTCATTAAACGGCGCGAAGTACAGTTCAATCCAAATTCACGCAAGCACATCGAATACTGCCTACGCCAAAAGTACAACTGGAAGCCAAAGGTTTTTACACCAAGTGGTGATGCAAAAATTGATGAAGGCATACTGGTAGACCTACCTTTTCCAGAAGCCCAAAAACTGGCTCGTAGCTTCATGCTTTCCAAACGCATAGGGATGCTGGCAGAGGGCAAGAATGGCTGGATGCGCTTGGTCGATGGTGATGGCAAACTACGCCACACAATCAATACACTTGGCACTGTGACGCGAAGGTGCAGTTCGTTTGGACCAAACATTCAGCAGATACCTGCTGTACGTGCAGCCTACGGAAAAGAGTGCCGTGAACTGTTTACTGTACCACCGGGATTTTCTTTGGTTGGTGCAGATTTGTCAGGGATTGAATTGAGATGTCTAGCCCACTTCCTGCCTGATGGTGGTGAGTATGGGCGTGAATTACTTAATGGTGACATCCACCAAATCAATGCTGACAAACTAGGCATAAGCCGTGACCACATGAAAACGGTTCAATATGCCACGCTGTACGGTTCTGGCGATGCCCGACTTGGACAGATACTTGGTAAGGGTGCGAAAGAAGGTCGTGAACTTAAAGCGGCGTACTTCAAAGCTGTTCCAGCCTACGCAATGTTAATGAAACAGGTCAAAGACGCCCTCAATAGGCGTGGATACCTGCTGGCATTAGATGGAAGCAAACTGACTGTTCGTAGTGTGCATGGCGCATTGAATGTGCTGCTTCAATCAGCTGGGGCATTAATTGCCAAGAAATGGGTACAGCTGGTGGACCAAGAAATCAAACAACAAAACCTAGACGCTCAAATCATCGCCTTTGTGCATGACGAGATACAGGTGCAAACAAATTCAGAGAAAGGAGACCCGCATCATGTCGGTGGAATCACTAGACGAATGGCGAAAGAAGCTGGAGAACATTTCAAATTCGGAATACCAATCGAAGCAGAATATGGAGTCGGACGAAACTGGTCAGACACCCACTGATGAACAAATAGAATGCATGATGGTTATCTACGAGGTAGTAGCACGAGCCAGACAGACACCATTCACAACCAAATCAAACTTCGCAAGAATACATGCCAATGAAGTAGCACTCGCTGCTAGCGAAGGTTTCATAACGACCAAGTTAAACGACACCACTTACACCAACGGATGGATGGTGACAGGTGAAGGCTTGGAATTCATGGAAGGGTTGGACGATGTTTTTAGCCCTCGACACTGACATTCTGCTGTACAAGGCTGCAACTGCTGCTGAAACAGAAATAGACTGGGGCGATGACGTTTGGTCGCTCCAGACAGACTTAAAAGACGCAAAGCGTGGTTTTGAAGCCCAAATAAACAACATCACTACCAAACTTGGCATTGATGATTACGTCTGTTGTCTGTCTGACCATAGTAGCAACTTTCGCAAGCAAGTTGACCCAACATACAAATCTAATCGCAAGGGGACTCGTAAACCACTTGGTTACAAAGCACTTTGCGATTGGGTTGAAACCACATTTCGAACATTCCGTAAGCCAACTTTGGAAGCTGATGATTGCTTGGGCATCATCGCCACTATGCCAAACAACATAGGCAAGTGTGTCATCGTTTCAGATGACAAAGACCTGAAAACAATTCCGGGCAGACTCTACCGACCTACAGCTGACGAGCAGCTGACCATAAGCGAACAGGACGCCGACAAGTTTTTTCTGTCGCAAGTTCTCTGTGGGGATACGGCAGATGGCTATCCCGGCGTCAAAGGCATAGGGCCAAAGACAGCAGAAAAGGTGTTGGGTACACGCCCACACTGGGGTGCAGTCGAACAAGCATACATCAAAGCAGGAATGACCAAGAACGATGCAATCCAGCAAGCACGACTTGCCCGGATACTTCGCTGGTCTGACTGGGATGAAGAAAAAGGAGAGGTAATACTTTGGACACCATAAGGCACGAAAAATACATGAAAGAAAGTCTGGCAGCTTACCAGCAAGATGAAGCTGGGGCTAATTACAACCCAGACATGATTAACAACCCACCACACTACAACCAAGGTGACATCGAGTGCATAGACGCAATCGAGAGTGCGCTTGGGGCAGAGGGTTTCAAAGACTACTGCCGGGGCAACGCCATTAAGTACCTGTGGAGAGCAGAACTAAAACACGACAACAAAGACGATTGGGCTAAAGCCAATTGGTACATTCAAAGGATGATGGAAGGAAATAAATGACAAATAACAAACATAACCAGCACTACGGTCCAACACTTCCATTGTCTGAAGAATTGGACATAATCAAATACAGGCAGACAGGCGAAAGTTTCTACGACAAATGTGTACGCATAGCTGACGCCCTCAAAGATAGCCCCCAACACTTCAAAGACTTCAAGGATGCGCTGCGTAATATGCGCTTCTTACCAGCTGGTCGTGTTCAAAATGCAATGGGTGCTGCAAGGCAGACCACAGCTTACAATTGCTTCGTAAGCGGTGAGATTGAAGACAGCATGACTAGCATCATGCAAAGGGCAACTGAAGCCGCTGAAACCATGCGGCGAGGTGGAGGCATTGGTTACGATTTTAGTAAACTTCGTCCTCGTGGTGACCGGATTAAGTCGCTAGAAAGCATGAGCAGCGGCCCTGTCAGCTTCATGGGCATCTTTGATAGTGTCTGCCAGACCATTGCCTCATCAGGCCATAGACGTGGCGCACAAATGGGTGTGCTTCGCATTGACCACCCTGACATCGAGCAATTCATTTCAGCAAAAAACAACAGCGACAAGCTGACTGGCTTCAACATTTCAGTCGGTGTGACTGACAAATTCATGGAACACCTTGCCACTGGCGAACAGTTTCCATTGGAATTTGAGGGTGAAATCTACAAGTACGTTGACCCCAATGCCCTGTGGGACATGATAATGCGTTCAACGTGGGATTGGGCTGAACCGGGCGTTCTGTTCATTGATAGAATTAACAATAAGAACAATCTTTACTACATTGAAAACATTAGTAGTTCAAATCCTTGTGGCGAACAACCTCTACCACCTTTTGGGGCGTGTTTGCTTGGTAGTTTCAACCTCGTTAAATACGTTGTGAACGGTGATTTTGACTACGGAATGTTTGTTAAAGACATCAGCATTGTGGTCAGAGCGATGGATAATGTCATAGACCGTACCATCTACCCACTGCGAGAGCAGCAAGCCGAAGCTAAAGCAAAACGGCGCATGGGACTGGGATTAACTGGCGTTGCTAACGCTGGCGAAATGCTTGGCTACCCTTACGCATCAGAACGCTTCATGGTTTGGATGGAAGAGGTCATGGAGATGTTCCGTGACACTTGTTACTACCAGTCAGCAATGCTGGCAAAAGAGAAGGGGCCGTTCCCGCTGTACGACCAAGAAAAGTACAGTCAGGGCAACTTCATCCAGACACTTTCACCTGAAGTCCAAGAGGCAATCCATTTGCACGGCATCAGGAACAGTCACCTGACATCAATCGCACCGACAGGCACAATTAGCCTTACAGCTGATAATGTGTCTTCCGGCATCGAGCCGCCGTTCAGTCATTACTACGACAGAACAGTGCAGTCATTTGATGGTCAAAACATCGAGCGAGTTGAAGATTACGCTTACACGCAGGGCATCGCAGGGCGAACAGCCAATGAAATTAGTGCTGATGAACATCTCAATGTCCTCATTCTAGCCTCAAAGTACGTTGATAGCGCAGTCAGCAAGACGTGCAACGTAGGTGATAACGTAAGCTACGATGATTTCAAACAGCTTTACTACAAGGCATGGGAAACTGGTTGCAGTGGCATCACTACGTTTCGTGCTAGTGGCAAAAGGTTTGGAATCTTGAATGAAGTCAATGATAACAAGCCTGATGATAACGTAGAAAGTAAAGCAGAGGCTTGCTTCATTGACCCATCAACTGGACAGAAGGAGTGTGGCTAATGAACGTAGACATCATTGACCACTTAGGTTCTGATTTAACAGTAGTTAATGCAGCCAGAGTATCCTTTGCTAAGACCAGCAAAGAGATGGATGGCAAGGACGAAAAGCTAATCAAATACCTAGCAACACATGGGCATTGGTCACCCTTTGCTCATGTGTTTGTTCAGTTCCGTGTCAAAGCACCAATCTTTGTCGCCCGGCAGCTGGTCAAACACCAAGTAGGGCTAACGTGGAACGAAGTGTCACGTAGGTACGTTGATGGTTCACCAGAGTTCTACAACCCAACGGTGTGGCGGGGTCGTCCAACAGACAGCAAACAGGGCAGTGACGGTGAAGTAGCTGACCAAAGCACACCAAAGAAAATCTTAGAGCAGACAAACTTACTTGCTTTCAAGCACTACAACACCCTCATCAAAAATGGTGTAGCACCAGAGCAAGCACGGATGATACTGCCACAGACGATGATGACTGAATGGTACTGGTCAGGCTCACTCCAAGCATTTGCCAGAGTGTGCAACCAACGCCTTGACCCACACACACAAAAAGAAACGCAGGTCATAGCTGCGTTCATTCACAAGCACTGCTCCAAACTGTATCCACACAGTTGGGCAGCTT